TAATGAATTTTTAAATAATTGTGAAGCAGAAATAGGAAATGCTATAGAAACATCGGTCACAGAAATAAACAAAATAGGAATACAAAAAACTATGCAGTTTGAATGTGAAAAATGTGAAAAAGAATTTGAAGCAGGAGTTACGTTTGACCCTGTAAATTTTTTCACGGCTTCCTAGGGAGAGCCGAACCCGAGGAAATACTCGGATATCTAGAGAAGCTCAAAAAAGAGTCAGAGGCAATAGTAACTAACTTGATGGAAATAGTAATTTATTCAGAAGGTAAAGTTTCCTATAGCGAAGTTTGGCTTATGAGCCCACAAGAAAGAATATCATTTACAAAAGTTTTAAATAACTTTTTGAAGAAAAAGAACGGCCAACAAGGCACTGAAGATTTATAATGAGTTGGTATTATAAAGACGACTTAATAACAGAACTACCAGAAGACTGTGAAGCATTTGTTTACTTGATAACAAATTTAACAAATGACAGAAAATACGTTGGTAAAAAGTTAGCAAAATTTAAAACAACAAAACCCCCATTAAAAGGAAAAAAGAATAAAAGACGTGGTTACAAGGAAAGTGACTGGCGTACTTATTGGGGTAGTAGTGATCATCTTAATAATGACGTTGCAGAGCTAGGCGAAGAGAAATTTAAAAGAGAAATATTGTATTATTGTCCTAGTAGAGGAGTAGCAAGTTACATAGAAGCCCGAGAGCAATTCGAGAGGCGAGTACTTGAAACTGATGACTATTATAACGGAATCATTAACGTCAGAGTAGGTGGTTCAAAAATCCTTAAAGAGGCCTTAAAGACCTTATAAGTAGGTGTGTTAAAACGCAAGTTAGAACACAATTCACATCAAGGCACAACACAGGCACACATAGGACTATACACCGGCCCCAACCGAGGCACATAAAATCGGGCTCTTCGACAATCCAGTAATCCTGGTGCGAGATTTAGAGATGTATAGCGGACAAGATACAAACACACGACAATCAGTATTAAAAGGATGTAGGCAATGAGAAAAAGCAACCTACAAGCAGTATAACTAAACGTAACTAGGTTATAGTGTTTCCGTGAGATGAGACGGTAGTGTATGGGGACAGAAGGCTCACTGGTTCCTAATAGCACCCGAGTTTACGATGACGATGACCCATCGTGATGACATATTCTCCTGTATAGGAGAATTATGACTCCTACCTTCGTGATAACGGAGTAAATTTAAGTCGAGTAAATGAGTTGAGTGAAACGAAACGAATTAACGAAGACTTAAAAGGTCCGAAGGACCTAATAACATGTTACACTATGAAAATATTGGTTGTTTGCTATAGTGTCTAAATCTGGTTCGTGTGTTAATTTGCCTAATGGAAGGTGTCCTATAGCAAGTCTTTTGTCGTCTATTGGATAAGGCAGTTTGCTGTTAATTTTAACACACCATCTCTTGATGTCCTTTACAACTTTTTCTGGATTATCCACAAATACACTTCTACCAAACCAGGCAACAAAGTCATTCTTTAGTATTGATGTAGGCACTATATGATGTGCGGGTATATCCACATCATTATCTATTGCTAATTCCATTATGTGTTTGCCCACATGTGGGTAATTCATGTACAAATGATTTGTAAGCCTTGTGGGAGAAAAAAGATCATAGTCTTCATCCAGTAACGGCTCTCCTTGATCTTGTGAGCAAAATAAAAATCGTTTGTTTTGGTATCTTGTGATATCCTCTAGATGATGTAAATGATAATTGAACATACTCCACCAGTAATTTAGTTCACCGGTACTCTGCTTTACATTGTCAGGAAAGGCAGTATGAAGTTTATTTAGATCGTTTAACCAATCTAAAGGCATGTCTGGGTCTAGTTCTTTAATTTTTTGTATGGATTCATCTAAACGAGCTTTTACATCTTCTTCAGTTTCCCCAAAGTTATAAAACTGTGTTCTGCTTACATAGTCGAATTCAGTTTCCTGGAAACGTTCCCATATACGTTTAGCAACACGATTATCAAAAAGTTCGTAAGTAAGGGTATAATCTTTATTGTACCCTAAATGGATATCAACCAACATACTCAGTGTCGGTATTATAACTTGTAAAGCCGCCTTCTTTTACTACAGTTAATACGTTGTTTACACGACCTATTAGTTCTTCTTTGTGAGATATTAACATGATGTTTTTGCCTTGTTCACGATGCATTTTTTTCAGTACTGCTAATGCATTCTCTACACCCATACTATCCATACCACTATCAACAAGTTCGTCAATACACATTAGATTCATAGGTCTGTTTAAACTTTCATATATGTCTCTGAATGCCCAACTTAAACCAAGTATAAGTCTGTTACGTTCTCCACGACTTAAATTATCAAAGTCTAAATCTCTGCCATATTCTGTGATCTCTACTCCTAAATCACTTGCAAATTTAACCTCATGTGGTAAGCCAAGTTTTTCCAAGTAGTAAGATAGTCTGTGATTAAGATATGCAATATTTTGATCAATAATCTTTTTACGAATAAAACTGTCTTTACTTGTTAGCAACTTATATAAAAAGTCTTGGTGCTCTTGTAAATGAGTTAGCTCGTTCATAACCTCAAAACTAATTTCTTGTAATCCAGATGTTTTAAGACTTTCTATTTGATCTATATAAGGATTTTCTTCGTTTACTTTTTCTTCTAGTTGAGAACGCATAGTATCTAAATTGTGTTTATGTTGCAATGCTTGTTCTAATGTGCTATATGATGTTACAGGCATTTCTGGTATATCATCAAACTGCTCTAGCCCTGTTTGTATTTCTTTATTACGTTGCTCTAATTCTGCAAAGTATAAATGTTCGGTTGCAATATTTTCTTCTACTTCTTTTGTGTATTGTTCATGTGTGTCTAAATGAGCAGTAGGTTGTTCACATGCTGGGCAAACACCTGCTTTTGCACTCTCTAAATCTTTTTCTAAACGTAGTAGTTTTTCTGAACTCCTGTTTACACTGGTTTCCAATCTTTTTAATTCAGTATCTAATGTCTGTTTGTTTGCTAGTTTTTCTTTTACTTCAACTATGGTTTTATGATTGTTTAATTCTTGATCAATATCAAGTTTTTCCATGTCAATTATTTGTGTTCCTAGTTCTGTAATTTTTGCATCTTTATTACTTTGCCATGCTCTGCTACGACTTTCTATTTCCTGAATGTTTTTTTCTATTCTTTCATTACTTTTATTAATAGCATTTATGGTTATTTCTTCTTCTTTTATACTATCTCTAGTAACTTTTTGTCGCTCTTTTAATATTTCTGCTTTTTGTGATAGTTCTGTAATACCCAATAACTGCTCAATCATATCCTTTTGATCATTGTTTTTCATACTCAAGAACGGTTCAGTATAGGTGTTTAATGCAATTAAATGCTTAAACATATTATGTGGGAAGCCGATAATCTTTTCTATTTCTTTCTGTGTCTCTCTGCTGTCGCCTTGTTGTTCCTCACTAACAGCATCTTCTCCGTCTATATAAAGTTTTAAAATATTAGGTCTTCTTCCACGTTCTATTCTGTATTGTTTACCTTGTATCTCAAACTCCACAGAGGTAATCATTCCCTTGCCATTTGTTTTGTTAATTAGGTTGTCTTTTCTGATATTAGTTAAGGCATCTCCATAAAGAGCATAACTGAGAGCATTAATAATTGTAGTTTTACCTGTACCATTTCTGCTACCGTCTCCGCCCATGTCTAAGTTATGACCTAGTACAAGTGTAAGTTGGCAGTTATCAAAATTAACTGCCTGTGTGTTGTTACCAACACTCATAAAATTCTTCGCTGATACGTTTTTAATCTTTAACATTATTGGGTTTCTATGCTGTTATATATGTCAACTAGTACTTCTTTAGATATTGTATTACTGTCTATAGTATCTAGTTGGGCTAGTACAATTTGATCTACACTTTCAAATTGTATTTCACCGCCTTCAAATTCTTCTTCTTCTTTTATTGGAATAAGTTGTAGTTCTCTTACTCCATATTGCTCTGCAAATTTCTCTCTTACAAAGTTTGCTTCTTCATAACTAATACTTACGTCTAGAGATACTCTGGCATAAGTGTATTCATCTAATAAATTTTGATGGTTATCTAAAAGTTCTTTTAATGTAAATCTTTTATATTTTGGGCACTCTGACCAGTTTACATATTGCGGCTCTTCTCCCCATGTTAAGAACATTGCACCACGTTCATTGTCGTCTACATCTGCGTAATTGTGTGGGAAAGCATTTCCAATATAATGAATATTATTTTTAAATTGCCTTTTGTGAAAGTGACCACTAAACACATACTCTGGACCGCCTAGCATTTTGTCGTTTATACCGCCACCGTGATCAGGCATCTCTACCATTGCATTCATTTTAAAGTATGGTAATTCAAAATGTCCAAACATATACTTAACTTGCATCTTTGCAACTTGTTTGTATTCATCGCCAACAAGCCAAGGTATAATTGCAACATCATCTTGAAGGAAATGCTCATCCACCATTACAAAGTTAGACAGGTCTCTGGCATATTCTATACTGTTAAGTTCACGTTTGTCTTTGTAATATAAGTCATGGTTGCCTGTTATAAAGTAAACAGTTTCAAACATGGAGAGATTGGGGAAGGCATTTGAAAAGGTTTATGTCATAATGGGAAATCATGATCTATATTACAGAGAAAAAAGAGAAATTAATTCAATGGAATACATCAGAAACAT